GTTGGTGGAACAGGGTACTAATAACATAAATAAAACTATGTCTAACGAATTCAAAAAAGAATGTGGTGCAGGTTATTATTGGTGTAATGCCGATAAAGTCTGTAAACCACTCAAAGAAGATGCTGGTGCTATGGGCGCACCAGCAAACGCAGTCGGCGGCGATGCTATTGCTGGCCTTGGTGTAGGACCACAGGGTGAACCTGGTGTCAAGAAACGCAAGACAGCGACATTCATTTCATTCCTAAAGAGAAAATCAAATGTGGCTTCTTAGTTTTCTGCCGTCTGGTTTTCTTCTATTCATTATTAATACAGTTTTAGTTTGTGGTGTCATAGGCACCATCTTAGGTTTTGTAGGTAGCAGACTATTATTCATTAGCAACTATGCGAACATAATCAAATATGTTTCCATAGCACTGCTCTGTGTCGGTATATATTGGAAAGGAGGCTATAGCGTAGAGCAAGAATGGCGTCAACGAGTGGCTGAACTAGAGGAGAAAGTGAAAGATGCAGAAGCGAAATCACAGCAGACAAATGTTGTTATCGAAACGCAGATCAGAGAGAGAACAAAGAGAGTCGTTGAAAAACGAGAGATTATTGTCCAAAAGATTAAGGAAGTGGAAAAAGTTATTGATGCGAAGTGTGAACTTGATCCCAACGTAGTAAGTATTTTGAACGAAGCAGCCAAAAAGCCATGAAAAAATTACTTATAGTCTTATTGCTGTCTGGCTGTAGCACTACTGTGCCAGTGGCCCGTAAGTTTCCTGAAATGCCAGAATCATTAGGAAAACCTTGCCCGCCACTGACACAACTAAAAGAAGACACGACCAAACTGAGTGATGTGATTACGGTCGTATCTGACAACTACATGGAGTATCATAAGTGTAGTGACAAAGTTGACATGTGGATAGAATGGTATAGATTACAAAAGGAGATTTTTGATTCCGTAAAATAATACCTGAGGATACACATGGAACTCACAAAAGAACAATTAAAACAATTACTACCAAAGAATCCATACATTGATCAGTGGCACAAAGCATTAAGCCAATTACTTCCAGATTATGAAATCAATACGCCACAGCGTATTGCATCGTTTATTGCACAATGCTCACATGAGTCTGGTGGTTTTGTTTTTCTCACAGAGAACTTGAACTACAAGGCAGAAAGTCTGATGAAAATATTCGGAAAATATTTTCCAGATATGGCAACTGCAAAAGCATACGAAAAGAAACCAGAGAAAATTGCTAATCGTATTTACGCCGACCGTATGGGTAATGGCAACGAAGCATCTGGTGACGGCTACAAATACCGTGGCCGTGGACTGATTCAACTGACTGGCAAAACAAACTATACTTGGTTTGCCGCTTCATTAGAAATATCTCCTGAAGAAGCAGCAGAATATACACAAACATTTGAAGGCGCTGCACAATCTGCATGTTGGTTTTGGGAAACAAACAAACTGAATCAATGGGCAGATAAAGGTGATATTCTGACCATGACTAAGAGAATTAATGGTGGCACCATAGGACTTGAAGACCGCAAGAAACATTATGAACACGCTCTTCATGTTCTAGGAGTACACTGATGAAATATCTAGTCCTTCTATTGTTACCATTACTGGTTGCTTGTGAAGAAAGATATCGTTATCCATGTCAAGACCCAGAAAATTGGGAACAGAAACAATGTAAAAAACCATACTGTAGCGCAAACGGAACTTGTCCAGAAGATTTGACACATTACGAAAAAAATAAAGTCGGTCAACCTTCACAACCAATGCTACAAGTTCCAAGTAAAGGAGAATGCAAATGATTAACGAATTATGGTCAGGAGAAAGATACACCACTGAAGAACTAAACGCACGACTGAAGTTTTTCATTGGTATCGTTTTAGGTCTAACACTATTTGGTATTGTTTTTGTTGTTCTGTATAGTTTGATTTTTGTCACTCAGCCAATGAACGGCATGAGTCCTGTTGACAATAAGTTTTTTGAATTGATTATTCCAATTGCTACATTCTTGACTGGCACACTATCAGGTATTATGCTTGCTGGTGATGACAAAGAGTTGAGAGCAAAAGCACTTGAAGCAGCAAACAAGCCACCGCCACCATCACCACCGCCAGCACCAATGAGTTCGGGTGGTTTTAGTTCACCAATGAGCATGGCAGCATTTGGTGCGCCAATGGGTATGTCGGCTGGGTTTGATGCGTTTGCGGCATTTACACCAACAGTAGCAACTGGCTTTGGTGGCAAAGAAGCACCAGCACAACCACCACATCCAGAACTGTGAAAAATTTTATGATACAAATGCTCACTGCTGAAGGTGAGCAGCAACCCAGTAGCAAAAGGTTTATTACCTTCTTGGCATTTCTTTTGCTTGCTACTGGTTTTATTGCCGAGTTATTTTTTGAAAAGAAATTGAATCCTCAGACACTTGATGTTATAATGTATGTTGTGCTTGGTGGATTGGGATTTACCGCAACCGAAAAATTTGTTTCGAAGGAAGAAAAATGAAAAAAGAAATTGCATTCTTATCCATGATTTTGGCTCTGCTTTTCGTACCACTAAGCAAAGGCGCTTTTGCTGCTGAAGAAAAGAAAGTGTGTGTCAAAGAGTTTGATAACAAAACTAAAAAAGAAAAAGAAGTCTGCAAGACTATCAAAGTCCACAAAAAACTGGAAGGTACAGCGATACCTGATAAGAAGTAAGCAATGGACGGAGATGTAGCACTAAAAGTAGAGGTTGGCGTACTCAAAGAGAAGGTCAGCACACTTGTTGACCTCTGTGAGAAGATGGACCGTGTTATTGAGAAACTTTCAGATAACAATACCAACATTGTCAACCAGATTTACAAAGACATGGACAAACGCAAAGAAGATACCGTTAGCGATATCAAAGAACTTCATTCAAGGATTACTACGACAGACCGAAATCTTTCAGACAAGATTGAATTGACTGAACGCAGAATTATGGATGAAATTAAATCGTTGCGTGATCATATTACCGAACACAATCAAAAAGAAGATGATGATCTAAAATCTCTGATGCAGTGGAAGTGGATGGTTGCCGGTGGTGTTGTGGTTGTTGCATGGATCATTTCTAACGTAAAGTTTGAATACCTGGCAAAGTTTTTTAATTAATTGATTTTCTTGAGCAGTAATGTTATAATGAAAGTATGGCTCTTTATATTGATACAAAATATGTGAGATTGTTGTCTTCCCGTTTGCGTAACTTCAAACAGAAAGGCGACAATCTCTGGAACTTTTCATGCCCATATTGTGGAGATTCCAAAACTAACAAGCTCAAAGCCCGTGGCTATATGTTTGCCAAGGGCAATGATTTATTCTATCGCTGTCATAACTGTGGAGTAGGTTCAAATGTCGCCAATTTCCTCAAGCATATCGACTCATCCTTACATGGAGAGTACGTACTTGAAAAGTACAAGTCGGGCACAGCCGGAACTGCCAACACGTATCACAGAAAGAGTGAGTTTTCACCACGAATCGTCACCAACCCACCCAAATTTGGTCACATCAAAAAGCGCAGCTTATTTGAACATGGGGAATGGCTCAGTAACTTACCAAGTGGACATTTTTGTCTAACATACGCTGAGAATCGTTTAATACCTGAAGAACATTATGATAAGTTGTTGTTCACTTCAAACTACAAAGCATTTTGTGATGCGCTTATACCAAATCACGATAAGAAACTAGTTGAAGACGCTAGGCTAGTTATACCATATTTTAATTACCAGAACGAACTAATTGCTGTGTCTGGTCGTGCTTTAGAGACAAGCGACCGCACACTACGCTATGTTACATTGAGAACAGACGAATCAACAAGTAAACTTGTCTTTGGTATGGACAGAGTTGATTTAAAGAAACGTGTTTATCTTGTAGAAGGTCCAATAGATAGTTTGTTTCTGAATAATTGTGTAGCATCGGGTGATGCTAATTTATCTTTAACAGTGAAAAATATTCATGCAGAAAAAATTACCTTGATATTTGATAATGAACCAAGAAATAAAGAAGTGTGTAAATTGATTGAGGATGCTATCAAATCAAATCATAATGTTGTAATTTGGCCTGATAACATTGAAGGTAAAGATATAAATGAGATGGTGCTGAACGGTTTTTCAACAGGCGAAATTCAGGAAATCATAGATAGTAATACATTTTATGGACTTGAGGCTATAGCCAAATTTACTTTTTGGAAGAAATTATGAATGTGAAGTTAGTTGGTATAACGTTACCATTGAATGGTTACAGTTCTGCTGAAGATTTGATTGTGCATATGGCACGTGTATCAAATCCAAGCAATCAGGGAATGAACAGTGACCCTGCAAAATTGATTCGTTATCTTATCAAAAATCAACATTGGTCACCATTCGAAATGGTCAATGTCGTTATGGAACTAAACACTACCCGTGACATTGCAAGACAAATCTTGCGACATCGTAGTTTTTCTTTTCAGGAGTTCAGCCAAAGATATGCTGATCCAACAAAAGATTTAGGTTTTGAACTACGTGAAGCAAGACTACAAGACACTAAGAATCGTCAAAACTCTATTGAGACTGACGATAATGAATTACAGTCAGAATGGAAAGTTAAGCAAGTCAATCTAATTGCTGAAGCAAAAGCAGCATATGATTGGGCGATAGCAAATGGTATCGCAAAAGAACAAGCACGTGTAGTATTACCAGAAGGCAACACACAGTCACGTATGTACATGAATGGTACATTACGTAGTTGGATTCACTACTGTCAGTTGCGTATGGAAAATGGCACACAAAAAGAACACATGAATGTAGCAAAAGCATGTTGGGAAATTATTGAATATAAATTTCCAAATGTAGTAGCAGCACTAGAAAAATAACAATGGAGAAGAAATGGTAGATAAGAGCAGCATTACAATAGACTATACAAGGGATAACTTATTTGATGAACTCGGAATCAAAAGACTTAGAGAATCATACATGCGTGAGGATGAAACAAGCCCACAAGAAAGATTCGCATTCGTATCCGCAGCCTTTGCATCCAATCCTGATCATGCTCAAAGGCTTTACGATTATTCTAGTAAGCACTGGCTTTCTTATTCTACTCCTATCTTATCTTTTGGCCGCAGTAAGCGTGGTCTGCCTATCAGTTGTTTTCTACCCTATTTGGATGATTCAGCAGAAGGTTTGGTCAATACTCTTTCGGAAGTAAATTGGTTATCAATGTTGGGAGGTGGTGTTGGAATCGGCTTGGGAATTCGTTCTGCTGACGATAAGTCCGTTGGTATTATGCCTCACTTACGTACTTACGATGCATCTTCATTGGCATATAGACAAGGTCGTACAAGGCGTGGCTCTTATGCTGCTTATCTTGACATTTCTCATCCTGATATTATCAATTTCTTAGAGATGAGAAAGCCAACTGGTGATCCTAATCTGCGTACACTGAATCTACATCATGGCATTAACATCACCGATGACTTTATGCAACTGATTGAAAAATGTATGTTAGATCATGATGCTGACGATACATGGGAACTCAAAGACCCACACTCAGGTGAAGTCAAAGATAAAATATCGGCACGTGAATTGTGGCAACGCATACTTGAAACACGTATGCTCACTGGTGAACCATATATTCACTTTATTGACACATCAAATCGTTTGATGCCAGAGTTTCAGAAAGAAAAAGGCCTGAGCATCAAGCAATCAAATCTTTGCAGTGAAATTATTTTACCTACAGATAAACAACGCACAGCAGTTTGTTGTCTTTCATCTGTAAACTTGGAGTATTATGATGATTGGAAAAATGATAAACTTTTTCTGCGGGACGTGGCGGAAATGCTTGATAATGTACTTCAGTATTTTATTGACAATGCTCCTGATGCTATACACAGAGCCAGGTTCTCTGCTCAACAAGAGCGCAGCATTGGCGTGGGGGCTCTTGGCTATCATGCTCTTCTACAGAAGAAAAATGTGGCGTTCGAATCAGCAGTAGCAAAGTCATTGAACAATCAAGTATTCAAACATATTCGTGAAGGATTAGACAATGCAAGTTTGGAACTTGGCAAAATTCGTGGTGAGGCTCCTGATGCGGCTGGTACTGGCAAACGTTTTTCTCATCTCATGGCTATTGCACCCAATGCTTCTTCTTCTATTATTATGGGCAATACAAGCCCATCTGTTGAGCCATACAGAGCAAATGCGTATAGACAAGATACGCTCTCAGGCGCACACTTAAACAAAAACAAATTCTTGGATAAAATCATCAAGGAGAAATGTGATGCAGACAGCAAATTGGATTATCAAGAAATCTGGTCAAGTATCATTGCAAACGACGGTTCCGTCCAGCACTTGGATTTCCTGGATGACTACACCAAAGATGTCTACAAAACTGGTATGGAAATTGACCAAAGATGGGTCGTGGACCACGCTGCTGACAGACAACATTACATTGACCAGGCGCAATCCATTAACCTCTTTTTTAGACCTGATGTAAATGTTAAATACCTTCATGCAGTACACTTTCAAGCATGGAAGCAAGGACTTAAAACGTTGTACTACTGTCGTTCAGAAAAACTAGCAAAGGCTGACAAAGTATCCAAAAAGATTGAACGAGAAATCATTCAAGAAATTGATTTGAAGCAACTGGCTACTGAGGAGGTCTGTTTAGCATGTGAGGGCTAAATGTCATTCGAACTAAATCCAAAAAAACAAAAGCCACATCCAAAAAGGCCAACTTACAAGGAAAAAACTCCTGTTCAACAACAACCGCAAAAGAAAGAGCAGGAGAATAAAAAAGAAGAAAAATGAGTTGTACAATTGCTCTTTTCGTACAGCACCCAAGGTGTTCTGTACAATCATGTAATGGTGTAATTAAAGCACTTGGTGCTAACTATAACTACAAACTTTTTACCAAGCATGAAATCGAAGACGATTACTTTAACGATGTGGATATTGTTTGTTTTCCTGGTGGCATTGGCGATGCTGACACCTATGACCATATGTTTAAATATCATGAATCTAGTGTCAGACAATACATTAAGAATGGTGGTAGATTTCTCGGTATTTGCATGGGTGCTTATTGGGCTGACCACAATTTTTTGGACATTGTGGATGGCATTGAAGCCAAACAATACATACGACGACCAAATACCTGTACTAGACGATATTATTCCAAAGCAGTTGAATGTGACTGGCAAGGCAACACAGACAGGTTCTTCTTTTACGATGGACCTGCATTTATCGGAGATGAATCAAAGTTTGAAACAATTGCCAGATACGGCAACGGTGATCCAGCAGCAGTCATACAAAACAAAATAGGACTAATTGGTCCACACTTAGAAGCAGAAGAGTATTGGTACAGTAAACCATATCTACATAAACATTGGCATCAAGGGAGACATCATAAACTTTTGAGAGAGTTTGTGAATAGATTATTGGAGAAGTAACATGATACTTGAAATTATGATGTGGGGTTTCTTTTCAGCATGGGGCTGGTTCGGAGCCAATTATATCAAAGAACAAATCTGGCCACCTGAGCCACCACCAGTAGAAAAGAAAGTTGAAGAGAAAAAATAATGTGGGCATATATTTTTACATTTGTTTGTATGTTTGTTACAGACATTGTTTATACACAGTTACTTAAATCAGTACAAAACGATAGACCAATGGCATCAAGTATTTGGGCATCAGCAATTACATTTTTAGGTGGTGTAGCAGTAATCAACTATACTACCGACAACACAATGATTATACCAGCAGTTCTTGGTGCATTTGCAGGAACATATGTTGGAATGAAATTTCACTTACATGAGAAAAAATGGCACATTTAGTAGCAAATCTACCACCTGTACATTGTTACATACGCAAGGAATTTCTGTATGATTTTGAGAAAGGTCATGGTGAGTATGAGCCATGTATCTGGGTTACAATCAAAAGCATCAGAGGTCAAGCATTTAGAATAGAGGCATATTTACCAAACTATGGCGCACTTTACGATAAACTACCATTACATGCTTTTGTTAGCAGAACGGATAATCTCCCAAAAACTTTTTTATCTTTAGACACATTGCAAATCTGGGATTGTTTCAGTTATGATTTCACTGTGATACAAAAAGCATTTGTGCGTAATCTTACATGCAAGTTTTATGCCAAAGACAAACAGTTCTACGAAGGCAACTATTTGTTTACTGTAGACCATTCGGCACCAGATTTAAATATTATAGATACAAGTTATGCTGAATGGCCAGAGGACCATAAGAGTTTCAATTTCATTGAATTATACAATGGTCAGTACGCAGCACAGCCAAACAATCGTTGTTTATTTTTAGACGCCGCAAGTAATCCAAAAGAACTAAAGTTTCCAGATTTTAAAGTTTGTACTAAGAAGTATGTTGTAGAACAAAATCCCAAATGGTCTTTGGGTGACACTGAAACAGTAATGTATGAATAGGAGAAATTATGTCAGTTAAAGCACCTAACGTGAACAAACACAAAACAGTACACAAACGCACAAAACAAGGCGGTCAAAAGAAAACAGCATCAATGAATAAACACGAAAAGCGTTCACATAAAAAATATAGAGGTCAAGGCAAATGAAAAAGGTCGTTAGATTTACAGCATCATGGTGTGGTCCATGTAAGATGTTAGCAAAGACACTAGAAGATGTACAAACAAATGTGCCAATTGAAGTAATCGACATTGACGCACAACCAGAAATAGCAGCAGAATTTGGTATTCGTGGTGTACCAACATTGGTGATGATGGAAGATAACATGGCAACAAAAAGATTAGTAGGTAATAAGACAAAACAAGAACTAGAGGCATTCATCAATGATTAAAAAGCAAGATACAAAACTAACAGACGAAAGAACATCATTCAAACCATTTGCATACCCGTGGGCATACGAAAGTTGGCTCAAACATGAACAGAGTCACTGGCTTCACACGGAAGTTCCTATGCTTGAAGATGTTAAGGATTGGAAGAATAAACTTACGAAAGACGAAAAGAATTTTCTTACTCATATATTCAGATTTTTTACTCAGGGTGACATTGATGTTGCAGGTGGCTATGTTAATAATTACTTACCTTATTTCCCTCAACCTGAAGTAAGAATGATGCTATTGGGTTTCGCAGCACGTGAAGCATTACACATCGCAGCATACTCACATCTGATTGAAACACTTGGTATGCCAGACACCACATACACGGAGTTTATGGAATATGACGAAATGCGTTCAAAACACGATTATATTCTTGGTATTAGCACACAGAATGGCGATAGGGCTTCTACTGCTGCTCATATTGCAGTATTCTCTGCTTTCACCGAAGGGATGCAATTATTCAGTTCCTTTATCATGTTACTTAACTTCCCACGCCAAGGTAAAATGAGAGGTATGGGTCAGATTATTACTTGGTCAATCGTGGATGAAACACAACACGCTGAGTCGATGATTAAATTATTCCGTACTTACATCGAAGAGAATAAGGAGATATGGAATGACGACCTTAAATCAAAAATTTATACCATTGCTGAAAAAATGGTTGAACTTGAAGATAAGTTTATTGATCTTGCTTTTAATATGGGTGACATGTCTGGTCTATCTGCTGATGACGTTAAACTTTACATTCGCTACATTGCTGATCGTCGCCTCATTAGTCTGGGTCTCAAGGGTGTATTCAAGGTTAAAAAGAATCCGCTTCCATGGGTTGAAGAGATGATCAATGCACCAACACACACAAACTTTTTTGAGAACCGTGCAACAGATTATTCAAAAGGTGCATTGACGGGCAATTGGGAAACTGTTTGGGGTAAAGCAGCGTAATACTAAATATAAAGTCTGATTGTCTTCGGCGGTCAGACTATTAAAAAAAATTCTAAATTGTGACGGATCCGTTACACAGAACGATTTTAGTAGTCTAACTCAAAGGAGATAATATGAAGAAGTTTTTACTATCATTATTGCTATTCACAGGAGTTGCATCAGCAGCAGAATTTACTGGAGCCGGTGCGACTTTTCCATTTCCAATCTATGCAAAGTGGGCTGAAGCATATAAAGCACAAACTGGCATCGGTCTAAACTATCAATCAATTGGTTCAGGTGGTGGCATTCGCCAAATCAAAGCAAAGACAGTTGACTTTGGCGCATCTGATATGCCATTGAAGAAAGAAGAATTAGACAAAGAAGGTTTAATGCAGTTTCCAGCAATCATCGGTGGTGTAGTACCAGTATTCAATCTTGATGGTATTGAATCAGGCAAATTGAAACTGACACCAGATGTAGTTGCGAACATTCATCTTGGTAAAATTACAAAGTGGAATGACAAAGCAATTACTGATTTGAATCCTGGTGTAAACTTACCAGCAATGAATATCACAGTCATTCATCGTGCCGATGGTTCAGGCACCACATTTATCTGGACAAACTTTCTTGGTAAAGCAAATCCTGAATTTGCAAAAGTAGTTGGTGAAGGCACAGCAGTCAAGTGGCCAACAGGTGTAGGTGGTAAAGGTAATGAAGGTGTAGCAGCACAAGTACAAAGATTGAAAGGCGCTTTTGGTTATGTAGAATATGCATATGCAAAGCGTAACAAAATTCCTTATGCTTCACTAAAGAATCGTGATGGTATCTTTGTATTGCCCGATGATGCTACATTTAAAGCAGCAGCAGCAAACGCAGATTGGGCAAATGCGCCAGGCATGTACTTGTTATTGACATGGCAAACAGGTAAGGATGCATGGCCAGCAACAGGTGCTAGTTTTATTCTCATGCACAAACAACAAGCAGATGCACTGACAGGTCGTGCCGTATTAAAATTCTTTGATTGGGCCTACAAAAATGGTGGTCAAATGTCAACAGAATTAGAATATGTTCATATGCCAGCTGAAGTAATCAAACTTGTACAGGATAATTGGCGTAAAGAACTAAAAGGTCCTGACGGCAATTCAATTTGGAAATAAGGATAAATTATGAAACTGTTTAAAAAACTTTCTATTGTAGTGGCACTAGCCGCAGTAATTCCAGCATATGCTGATGAGTACAAAGATACACTGAATATTCTAAGAGAGAAGAATGTAATCACTCAACAAGAATATGAAGATAAACTCAAAGCATATGAAGAAAAAGAAGAAAACAAAAGATTTGCCGAATCAAGAATCGACAAAGACGTTAGCGACAACAACAAGTGGAGACAGGCAAGAGCCAATGATGGTTCAGTCACAGAAAATGGAATTGGACTCAAATCAAAAGATGGGAACAATACTGCCCAGTTTACGGGTCGAATTCACATGGACTATCGACACTACTCACCGGATTACAGTGTCGGCCAAACCACAGATTCGTATCAAAACTTAGCAGAAGTTCGTCGTGCAAGATTTGGTGTTCGTGGTCAATTTGCCAAAGACTTTAAGTATCAGTTGTTAGCAAACTTCGGTGCTGGTGATGGTTTCAGTTCTACATCAACTACAGCAGATGAAATGTGGATTAACTATGCTGCAAATCCAGAAATGCAGTTTCAGTTGGGTTTGTTTAAGATGCCATTCAGTCTTGAGCAATTGACTAGTTCAAATAATCTAGACTTTATGGAACGCAGTCTTATTGGTCAAAATGATTCTGAATTGATTCCAGCAAAAGAAACTGGCTTTATGTTACATGGTGTGCCAAAACCAGGATTGACATATGCACTTGCTATCAGTCGTGGTAAAGCAAACAAAGATGCTGCCAATGACAGTTTTGATTACATTGGTCGTGTAACAACAAACATTGCTGAAGTTACTGGCAGTAAAGCGTATGTGGCACATTTAGGTGCAGCATATAGCATGGGTGATATTAAAGGCGGTGTGACACCATCAAGTGGTCGCACTGAAGCACGTTCACAATCAAATTGGTTTGTAGGTCCAGCACTCACTGGAACTACATCACGCACACGCCAAGGACTTGAAGCCGCATTTGCCTATAATGCTTTCAAACTACAAGGTGAGCAGTTTGAATTTAAATATGATCCTGCGACGGGCAATAATCAAGAAATCAAAGGTTATTATGTACAAGCGGTTTATAATTTAACAGGTGAAAGTCACGCATATAAAGATGGTGTGTTTGGTTGGATAAAGCCAAACAATCCTATTGACAAAGGTGGTCGTGGTGCATGGCAAGTAGGTGTGCGTATGAGTGAGTTTGACGCAAGTCCTATTGTAGTAGCGGCTGGCAAAACAAATCGTGCTACTGCTATGACATACGGTATCACTTGGTTCTGTACTGACAATCTAAGATTCATGGTTAATTATGTTGATACTAAGTTTGATGCGCTTGTGGGTAGTTCAGGTAGTCGTGTAACTGGCGATAAAGCAGTCATGTTCAGAAGTCAATTAAGTTTCTAAAATAAAAAAATCGGTCACAACGATCAGGTGACACTGGACCCGTAACCAGTATTTCAATGGACAAAAAATATCGTAGTATTTTCATCTCAGACGTTCATCTTGGAACGAAAGATTGTAAGGCTGAAGCACTAAACAATTTTCTCAAAAATAATTCGTGTGAAACACTTTATCTTGTTGGTGATATAATTGATGCTTGGAAAATAAAACAAAATAAATGGCGTTGGAAACAAAGTCATACAAATGTGGTAAGACGTATATTAGGACACGCAAAAAGAAATACAAGAGTGGTATATGTGTTAGGTAATCATGATGAATTTCTTAGACCATATTTACAATATAATTTAAATTTTGGTATGATTGAAATGCATAATCAAATAGAACACATTGGTGCTAATGGTAAACACTATCTTGTTATTCACGGAGA